AATATGTCACTAAAGGTACGCTCGAAATCCCTGTTTACGGGGCTGACGGTAGTAGCAACGACATCTCTGTCGCTTACGCTACTGAGTTTACTGACCTTGAAAGCAAGATCGGTGCTTTCGACAGCGTAGAGTTGCAAAACTTCTTAGCTGGTACTCTTGTTAAATTGTCTAATAGCCTGATCAACAACACCGACGTAAACCTAGTCGACTTTGTTATCAAGCGTATCTCTTACGAGGTATCTCGTTTCTTAGAGGGCGAAATCTTGATCGGTACAACTGGCAAAATGGCAGGGCTTTTGAGCCTTGACGTTGCTCGTATCCGTGAAACTGCTGTCGCTAGTGTCGTAGACGCTGACGACTTGATCGACCTCAAAAACACTGTCAAACAAGCGTTTCGTAAAAATGCAATCTGGGTTATGGCAACAGAAACCAAGTCTGCAATCGAAAAGCTAAAAGACGACAACGGTCGCTACCTCTTTACTGAGGACTTGACAGGCGAGTTTGACGGCAAAGTGCTCGGCTACCCTGCATACGTTTCTGACGCTATGCCTGAAGTAGCTGACGGTGCAAAGGCTATCGCTTTCGGTGATTTTGCTGGTGTTGCTCTTAAGTGGAGCGAAGAACTAGAAATCAACGTCTTGCGTGAAAAGTTTGCAACACAGCACGCTACTGGTATCGTTGCGTGGCTTGAGGCTGACGCAGAAGTCGAAAACCACCAAATGCTTGCAATACTTAAAGTTAAATCGGCTTAGTCGGGGGTAACTGAAATGAGAGTAGTAGCAAAGAGTAACTTTTTCGGACAGGGCACCAGTTTTCGGACTGGTCGAGAGTACGAAGTCGCCGACAAGTTCGGCAAGGTGCTCGTCGAGGCTGGTAAGGCAGACGCCGTCAAAGGCTCTACCAAGCCAGCCCCAGCTACTACCTCTGCCCCTACTAACCAAACCCAGAGCACACCTGCAAAGGGCGAGGCAGATAAGGGCGAGGTAGTATCTGACGACGCAAACGCTGACGGTGGCGACCAGACCGACGGCGAGGCTGTTAAACAGCCTACAACTGGCGACAATCAAAAATCTAATCTACAGAAAGGTAGTAAGTAGTTATGGCAAAAACAGGACTACAAGGCATACGATATGCCGTACTTACGGGCGACGTTTATGGTACCCCTGCCTCTGCTGGTAAAGGTGTTAAGTGTTCGGTAAGCGTCAAAAACAACGACGCAAAGCTGTACGCTGACAACGCTCTAGCAGAAAGCGACAGTACTTTTAGCTCGGCAAGTGTTTCTATGGAAGTCGACGACGATCGTGCAGACGTGCTAGCCACGTTGCTAGGTCGCACACCCGACGCAGTTACAGACGAAGTTGTACGTAAAGCAAATGACATCGCACCTTATGTCGGTCTCGGTCGAGTGATCACCAAGATCGTAGGCGGTGTTGCAAAGTACAAAGCAGAGTTTATCTGCAAGGTAAAGTTTAAGGAGCCAAACCAAGAGGAAAGCACCAAAAGCGACAGTGTCACTTTCGGTACCGTTACTCTTGAGGGCGACGCCTCAACAATAAGCGACGGCTTGACGTGGTCTAAGACGAACACGTTTGACACCCTAGCAGAGGCAGTAGACTACCTAGATACTTGTTTCGGGGTAGCGTAATATGAGAGTTCGAGTAGTCGTAGGTTTCATCGACAAAAATCAGTTTACCCGTGTTAAGGGTGCTCTGGCAGAGTTTGACGAGACCTACGCTACCGAACTTATCGAGCAGGGTAAGGTCGCAACACTAGACGATCAACCCGTGGCGAGTAAAGCTAAGTCTAGTAATCGAAAGGCGAGTAAAAAAAATGCAAGAGAAACTATTTAAGATCGGCGAGGGAAAAAACCAAGCGACCCTAGCTTTCAACCTTAACGTAATGGCAGAGCTACAGTCTGAGTACGGTAGCGTGTCGGCGTGGGTAGGACTGCTAGAGGACGACGACACAAACCCTACCCGAGGTGGCGAGCCTGATATGCAGGCTTTCATCAAAGGGTTTACATTTATGTTAAACGAGGGCGTCGAGATCGACAACGATGATCTACCAGCCGACAAGAAAAAAGTACCTTTCACAGTGCGACAAGTCGGTCGTCTTATTACCACGTGGGGTAAGGACGAAGTGCAGAAAGCTATGCAAAATGCAATAGCCTCAAGCACCGACACGGGCGACGACGATACCTCAAAAAACGAGTAGTCCACGAGGACGACGACGGTAGCCTCGACTTCTCGTGGATAGAATACGTCGGACATACGCAACTAGGCTATACCGTTAAAGAGGTAGGGCGTATGACTTTCGGCAGGTGGTATCGGCTATTTAAGCATTTTCAAAATTACCACGATATAAAAGTTAAAGGCATAAGCTACAACGAACTCAGAGAGCAACAGCAAAAATCTGACGAGTGGCTATAGCCAGAAAGGACAGTTACACAAATGGCAGTACTTACAAAAGTAAGCGAAATCACAACCGCCTACCTAGCAAACTACCTACGTGTCGACGACCCAGACAGCGAGCTAACCGACCAGCTCGGTACTATGCTGTCGTCTGCAAAGGGCTTTCTGACGTCCTATACTGGCTTGCCTGCAACGGCACCAGCCGACGACGAGGCTACTACTGACGTCGACGAAAGCGACGTGACAACACTCGACAGCAAGCCTGAGTTTGTTACGGCGATCTGCGTGCTGGTGCAAAATCAGTACGACAATCGAACATTTTACACTGACAAGGGGCAGATCGAGGCAGTGCTAGATAGCATACTCGGTATGCACAGGGTAAACTTTCTATGAAAAACGCAGGCGACTATAACCGACGTATCAGTATTGTGCGACGTACCAAAAATACGAACGCAAACGGGTTTGATACCGTCTCAGAGACCGTCGTCTGCAAGGCGTGGGCGAAAGCTAACGCTACTAGAGGGTTTACGATCGTGCAAAGTGGCTCGAACTTTGAGGACGCTACCGTCGGGCTTGAAATACGCCGACCAACCGCCACGATCACCCGTAAAGACATCGTGCTCTATGCTGGCAAAGAGTGGTCGATCGTTTACCTAAACGATACCGACACTACTACCGACATAATCGAGCTACAGGTGAGAGAGGTGTCGCAATAATGGCAAAGTTTGACGTCGAAGTCGGCAACGACATACTACACGAAATGGAAAGGCTACAGATCAAGAGCGAGCAAGTGTTCGGCGATATGGTCGACGCAGGTGCCGAGACGGTACTACGCAATATGCGATCAAATATGCGAGCGTCGTTTAAGACCACTCGTAGCCTCGAAATGGGTCTCGGTAAGACGAGAGTGTATAAAACGCCGTCAGACGGCGGTGTCGCCGTCAAGGTGCTGTTTCGTGGGTATAACGATCGGGGTGTACCTGTACCACTGATCGCCTCGGCACGTGATCGAGGTACAAAAAGAGGCGAGCAAAAGCGACCTTTCTTTCGCAAAAGTTTCAACAAAAGTGCGATCGAGGGTGCTATGCGTCGTGTAGAACCAAGACTTTTTGAGGGGCTATCACAATGAACGACCAAGTAAAAACAATACTATCAAGCATAACGGTAGGCGGTAACGCCCTGCCTATTGCACTGTTGCACTTTGACGGGCAAGCCGACACCTTTGCGGTTTACTCGCCGACTAACGAGGGTGTCGGCTTGTCTGGGGACAATGTACCGCTAGAATATGTCGAGGCGTGGGACATCGACATCTACAGCAAAGGCGACTATCTAGTATTATCATCACAAATTAAACAGGCTTTCATCGACGCAGGCTGGGTCTACAAGGGTCGGGGGCAAGATACCTACGACACTGATACCAAGCACTACCACCGTCTACTAGAGTTTGAGAAAGAGGTAGCGTAATATGGCAAACAGTTTCGGCGGTAGCATAAAACTTACAGGTGAAAGCGACTACCGTAAGGCTCTTAAAGACATCACTAGCGATATGAAACTTATGTCGTCGGAAATGAAAGTTATGGCGACGTCTACCGACAAGTCTGCCAGTGCTAGCGACGCCGACAAAGCCAAAAAAGAGGCTCTGGGCAAGGCAATCGCCGACCAACGTAGCAAACTCGAGGACTTGAACAAAGTACTCGCCGACAGCAACGCCAAAAACGGCGAGACGTCCGACAGTAGCAAGAAACTGCAAATACAGATCAACAATGCTACGGCAAATCTTAACAAAATGGAAAGCCAACTCGCAGGCACGGGCAAAGAGACGGGCAACCTCGGCAACGAACTCGACGGTACGGGCAAAAAAGCCTCTATTTTCGGTGACGTCTTAAAAGCAAACCTCGCCAGCGACGTAATTGTCGCAGGTGTCAAGGCAGTCGGCAGTGCGATCAAAGCGATCGGCAGTGGCGTGCTCGATATGGTAAAAGAGAGCGTCAAAGCCTTTGCCGACTACGAGCAACTTGTCGGCGGTGTAGAGACATTATTTAAGGACAGCTCGAAACAGGTGCAGGCATACGCAAATGACGCCTACAAGACGGCAGGTATGTCGGCTAATGCCTATATGGAAACCGTAACTAGCTTTTCTGCAAGCCTTTTGCAGGGTCTAGGCGGTGATACCGCAAAGGCTACCGAGGTCGCAAACACGGCAGTCGTCGATATGTCCGACAACGCTAATAAAATGGGCACCGACATCTCAATGATACAGAACGCCTATCAAGGTTTTGCGAAAGATAACTTTACTATGCTTGACAACCTCAAGCTAGGCTATGGTGGTATAGCGTCAGAAATGGCACGTCTCGTCAACGATAGCGGTGTTATGGGTACTAGCTTTAAGGCTACCGCTGAAAACGTCAAAGATATACCTTTCGACAAGCTGATCGAGAGCATACACAAGACGCAAACTGCTATGGGTATCACTGGCACGACCGCAAAAGAGGCGTCGAGCACTATATCGGGTAGCTTTAACTCGGTAAAGGCTAGCTGGGAAAACGTATTGACCAGTTTCGGCACTGGTAGCGACGTTATGATCGAGAGTGCCGTAAATGGTCTGATCGAAAGTGCTACAAGTCTAGTCACAAACGTCGCCCAGATCATACCTGACATCATCGGGGGCATAGGGTCTACCGCAGTCGCCCTAGTCGAGCAGATACCGAGCCTCGTAGAGAGCATTTTGCCTACTCTAATGGACGCAATCAACCGTCTTGTGTCGTCGATCATCACCGTACTACCTCAACTGGTGCCAGTGGTCGTACAACTGATCACCCAGCTCGTAAATATCATCGTTTCAAACCTACCTATGCTTATGCAGGCAGGTATCACGATCATAGTCGGGCTTATAACGGGTATCGCACAGGCTCTACCGCAAATGATACCAGCGATCGTCGACGCTATCGTCGTGATCGTCAATACGCTAGTGCAAAATCTACCTGTAATTATACAGGCAGGCATACAACTGCTACTCGCCCTTATACAGGGGCTATCGGTGGCACTACCTAAGCTGATCGACGCTCTGCCAGTGATCATCGACACCCTCGTAAAGACACTGACCCGACCTGATATGATACAAATGCTACTGACAACGTCGCTTACGCTGATAATAGCGATCGCAAAGGGATTGATACAGGCGATACCGAGCCTCGTGTCTGCTATACCCCAGATCATCACCTCACTCGTCAACGGCATAAAAAACGGCATAGGCAACCTTGTCTCGGTCGGTGCTGACTTGATAAAGGGGCTATGGCAGGGCATAAGCAATACGACGGGCTGGATCCTCGACAAGATCAAGGGTTTCGGTACCTCAGTACTCAACGGTATAAAGTCGTTTTTCGGCATACACTCGCCGTCGACGCTCTTTAGAGACGAGATCGGTAAAAACCTCGCACTCGGCGTCGGTGAGGGCTTTACGCAAAATATGGACAGTATCACAAAAGAGATGCAAGACGCTCTACCGACCTCTTTTGACACCGACATCACGCTAAACAACAAGGCTCTGACCACCTCAGTCGCCGACAAGCTCTCGATCGCAAAT